CACGTTCGTCAGTCCACGCAGCGATTTGAATCACAGCGTTTTCCAGCGAAGTTTCGTTCAGGTCAGCAGGGGTCGAAGGGATGTTCGAGTTAGTGCCGCCAGAGACGAGTGGGTGGCTTGCATTGAACAGGGAGACATTGTCACCGCCCGGGTAGGATGACGAAAAGCCGTTGTTCAGGACGTTAGCCGCCTTGACTTGCTTGGTGTACGACATGGCACGAGCCAGAGCCTTGGTATAACGAGCCGAGAGGCTGTCATACAGGTTATCTTCGATGGCCTCTTCGGTCAGCGAGAAACCCAGAGCAATGGTTTCGTGGTTGTACCTTGCAGTCCAAGCTTCCTGCGCGTTGTCATAAGCAATTGCGCTACCCTCGTTTTTAACGGGGGCGGCACTAAAGCCAGACAGCTTGGTTTCCTCTTCAAAAGAACGCTCGGAAGTCTCAGTTTCGTAGATTTCCTTGTGCTCTTCGCCATATTTAGCGTACTCCAGACCGAACAAGGCGTTCAGGCCGGGGAGCAGCTCTTTCAGTAGTTGTGCGCGTGAAATAGCCATGATTTAGCTCCCTTATACGCCAGTTGAATTGTTGTACTGGTGCATAGTTGCATTTATCTTAACGATAAACTCAACAAAAGCGTCAGCGCCTGTTGCCGTATCTCTAACCACATCAATAATACGGATGGGGAGAGTGTTCGTAGTTGCCTGTGTTCCTTCGTCAATCGCCACGGCGGAGTTACCAGTAGTGGTAGAACCAGCGTTTTGGATTAGTGCAATATTGTTACCAATGGCGGATTTGCCCATTGCGGCAATAACAGTAGTGCCAGAACAGGAAGCTACTTGAAACAGTGTGTCAGGGTCATCTGCAACCACAGCAAAAATCTGCGTACCAGACTTAATAGCCTGACTTGCTGGATAAAATTGCTGTTGTTGCACTTGACCTGTAGAACCATTGGTAAACTGAACACCCAAAAACACGCCGCACGGTGTGGCAGTAGTGGTGCCTGTGTCTTTTTCAATAGTTCCGTCAGATACACGCTTTACCAAATCGCCGTAGAAAATATTAGTGGCGTAACCACTTGCAATTTCCATTAGACGAGTCGCTCCTGCGAATACCTGACCGCCGATCAAATTGACCGGTTTTAGCCCGTAGGGGGCTGATACAGTAGGGTAAGCCATAGTTAAACTCCATAAATTATTTACCAGAGCCAAAGGTTGTCGATGACTTCTTCTCGTTGAAGAGAGGCATACGCGGATCACTCTGGCGCATCAGGTTGTTGTCTACAGCGTTCATCTGGTCGTTAGCTTGTTTTGCGTAATAATTGTTACGCTGTTCAACAAACTCTTCCGGAGTCTTGCACAACATCAACCCACCAATTACAACCACATCTTTCGAAATTGTATCTTCAGGGATGTGGTATTGCAGCTCAGGATGCTCAGAAGCCTTTACGGGTTCCCAGCCTTCACGTCGCTTTGCGGAGATATTCAACGGGTCTGCAGTGTTCAAAGTGGACACTCGTACCCAGCGAAACGCATAGCCCGGCTCAGGATTCGGCGTCGGTAACAACTCTGGCGGTGCCCATGTTGCCGTACGCATATTTTTTGAGCGAGAGTCAAGCTCTCGGGTGAGACGCGGTTCGTTTGCCATTATTGATTCTCCTGTTCTGCAACCTTCTTGGCGTAAAGTTCAAGTGGTACATTTAAACGCTTTGCTAATGCTACTTGTGAAGCGTTTAATTTTACCTTCTTGGGTGACGTGCTACGTGTAGCTGGTGCTACAACAGTAGCTGGTTTGGCACGGGGTGCAGCCTGCTGAGCGGGCTCTTCCTCGGTTTCCTGAGTGTTTTGCTGGCTCCGAAAATAATCGGGAAAACTTTTTTGCATACGAGAGTTGATCTTCTCGTAGTATTCATCTGATCCAACATAACCCTGACCATATTGTTCAACTAGCACTGAATGCACGCCCAAAGCGGTAGCGCTCATAATTTTATGGTCAAAATTGTTTTGGTTACCGTACCACGGATTATCTGACAACCAATCTTGTAGTTTGTCATCCTTAAGTGCGGAAACCTGTTTAGGCGGACTATACTCGGGTTTTTCCTGTATTTCAATAGGTCTAAGGTTTTCAGCCTTGTCAAGTTTTAATGTCGCATTGGAAATGTATCGTTGGGCCTCCACCAGTGCATCAGAGTTGCCAGATTCATAAGCTTCTTTGTACTTACGTTCAGCGGCTTCTAACTCTAACTGGGCAGAGGATTTACCCTGCTCAATAAACAGTTTAGACCCTTCAGACAACTGATATTGCAGTCGTTGATTTTCTTCATACACTTGACGGGCAAAGTCTTCCGCCGCCTGACGCTCCCGCAATGCCTCTTCTTTAGCACGACGCTCGTCATGATAACCTTTTGTAAACTTTTTAATCCGTTTCTGGACTTTTTCGTCATACGAAGCTAATTCGTCCTCGGGCACGTCCTCTGGTGGCTCGGCCATGGGCCTGCGGCCCCGATCCTGCGGTGGGGTGTCATCAACGATTTCAAGTTCAATCTCAGGCTCGCCTTTATCCTCAGCGGCTTGGACTTTTAACCGTTCTTCTTTTTCGTCGGGGAATTCAAACTCAACTTGGTTCATTTATTTCTCCTTATGCACGTGAAATACCACGGGGGTCTTGGACAACTGCCTCAACCGTGTCGTCGTTAATTAGCCGAAACTCTCGACCGTGAATTTTTAAGCGAGTGCCTGAATTAGGGCGAGCTAAAATAAAGTCGCCCTCTTTACACCACGGGCCAGTAGGAAACTTTGTTTTATCAGTGTAAGCATCTGGGCCTAGCCTAACTACAAAAAACACAGTCGCTAACACTTCCTCAAAACGACGAGTCTCATCAGCTTTAATAAGACCGCTTTCATACTTTTCTTCAGCTTCAGGTAAAGTTATAAGAATGTGCCACCCAGATGGGATAGGCAATTGTGTTGCCTTCTCTTCCGCAGATTTATCCAAAATCGCAGTTAAATCTACAGCTTGGGCTAGATCAACATTACTAGTCATTAGATTTCTCCAATCGTTGCACAAGGTCGTCAAGGATGTCCGTAGCCAGAGCCAGACCTCGGATAATTCCGGCTACGTGTTTGTATTCTTCTAAAGTGTTTGCAGAGCCAGTTGCTAAGAACTCAACTCGAAGTTTTTGCTCGTCCTTAAACTTATCTTTCAAATGGCTCAGGACGGTTTGGTCGTTCATTTAGTCTCCTTTGGCCTTTGAATTGGCGGTTGTTGTGCACGGCGCTCTTCACGTCGTTCTTTAGAGGCTTGCATACCCAGCTTCACACCTTCTGCTTGCATCCGTGCATCCAACTCGTTGCGAGCATGTGTGGTTTTTGCACCGACTTGCATACCAGCGATCTTCTCTTGTGCTGCGATGCGAGCCTGCTCCACTTGCAACTGCTGCTGTTTGAGTTGTGCATCGACCATGTCTTTCTGCATCTTGCGCTGAATCTCCTGCTGTTTAAGCTGAAGTTCTTGCTGCTGCATCTGGACGACTGGGTCTTGCGCTTGTTCTTGTGCTTGCTGCTGTGCTGCCTGCTGCTGGTTCTTCATCAAGAGGCGTTGTGCTGCTTGCGCTGACATCTGTGCAACTTGTGCTGCAACTTCCGGTGACATTTGTTTGTTTTGCTGCTCGGTCGGCAATATAACACCAAGCTGTTTTTCAATTTCTTTGCGATACTGAAAACCAAGATGCTCGTTAATGTGAGCCATACCCGCCGCTTGAATCTGCGTAGCCATAGGGTTGTTCTGCATCAACTGTTGAAGCATCGGGTCCTGAGCTGCTGCCATGTGTACAGCGATGTGAGCCTCGTGGTCTTGCTCGATAAATGCTTTGACAGGTTTGCCCATCAACACATTCTGGTTCTCTTGAACCGGGTCTACAGGCGTAGCATCATCTTCTGTCGGTACTAGCTTATTAGCGTTCTTGATCCCCAATATCTCAATCATTTGGCGGTGTAGTAAAGGCAGGTCATACAAGTGTGGTGCGCCTTGAGCCAACTGAATAACTGCCTGATACTGCGTAATCTTCTGCGCCATGGTGGCCGCGTTTGGATCACTGACAGGTATGATGTCCACGTGGTCGTAGTCGCTACGCTTGACTGAGCGAGTACCATCTTCCGGCTCGTAGGCGTAGTCAGGCGAGGTGTAGTCCGCAATGATGGTCTTCAACAGGCGGAACTCGTTCTTCATCGCGTAATGCAGGCGACCTTGAACTGCCGTGCTGATCTTCAACGTGCGCTCAAGAATAGCAAGCGTAGTACCCACCGGTGCATTAGCCGACATGTCGCTGACATTAATATCACCAGCAGACGCAAAGCTACGACCTTCCTGAATAATCATCTGCAATAACTGATACAGAGTCTGACTTGGCTCTTTATATGGCAGAGGCAAGATGTTGTCGCGTATGGAGCCTGACGCCACATCCACGTCACGGAATTCACCCGGACTGATTGGCGTGTCATCACCCTTGATGCGCAGTCCTTTTGCTTTCAGACCACCGGGCAAGTTAACCAGCGTACCTGCATCAACCAACTGACGCATGATGGCTGTTGCTGCCTTAGCGTAGCCACCGATCAAGTGTATAAACCCAAAGCCGTAGAAGCCAAAGCCGGGAACATAAACGTAGTGTACGAAGTGGTTGCGTTTAAGTTTTAGTTTGTCGTCCTCGTACCAATTTCTGCGAATAGACAGAATAGTACCGGTGCCCTTTTCAATAGTAACAACGTAAGGCAATGCTATACCGGTTGGCTCGCCGTCTTTATCTGTGTCTTCAAAACCGGGCAAGTCAAGTTCTACGTGCATCTCAAGAACTTTATAGCGGTTATCAACGTTACCAACGTAACCTTGCTCGCGCTCTTTTTCTTTTTCAACGTCGTCTAAAACATTCTGTGGTTCACCTAACTCCACGTCACGATAAAAGGCTGCTACCTGAAGTTTGCGCAAGTCGTTCTTAGTTTTGCGCATGATGTGTGTCACACGCTCTGATGTCTCCAGACTTGCTGCGCCATAAGGCACAATCATGTCTTCAGCAGGAATAAACATCGCTACCTGACGCCCCAACGCTGGATCGTAGTACACCTTCTTAAACGCAGAGCCCGCCAGCGGCAAAGCAAACAACATTTTCTCGTGTTCAGGCCGGTACTCCACCATCTCTTCAGTCAGTTTGTAGTTCATATCTTCACGAACCCGCGCTGCTGCTTCTTCTTTTAGCTTGTTTATTGCGCCAACAATTTGTGTCTTAACAGGGCCCATGGCTGGGAACGTTTCAACAATAGATTCTGATTGAAACCGCACTACTGCTTCGGTAAGCATTGGATGGAACACGCCGCACGCTCCAGCCCAAGGTTCTGTACGCTCTTCGTTCTTTAACCCCAACAGTTTTAAACCCTTGGTGTAAGCATCCATCCAATCTTTGCGAGAGTCCACGTCCCCAGTAAAGTCACTCAGTAGCTCGCTACTTAAACTTTCTAACTCACCGTCGTCCATAAATTCAGCAAGGTTGGCGTCGAATGCGTCTGCGCCTTCCTCTTCTTTTTCAATGTCTATCTCCATGCCACCAGCACGAATACTGACCGACTCTGGGTCTTCGATCTCAATTTCCAAGTCGGGTTCCGCCGCAGCCGCGTCGGCTATGCCGAGAGGCGCTGCATACAGTCCTTTATCAATTGCCATGATTTTTCCTATACGTTATAGAAGCGTTCTTGATCCCTGCGTCCTTTGAACCACTTAATTTCTTCTGGCTCGTCACTTGGTAAGCGTATGAACCCACCTTGACGGAATCTTGCTAACGCAAGTGTCGTTGCATCGACCAAGTCATCATGCTCGCCGGAGGGGAAGCTTGCTATCTCATCGACCAACTCCTCAGCCCAGCGAGTCTCTGGCACCCATACTTTGCCTGACGCTATTAAGTCCGACACCGAATTCAACCTACTTATCTTGTCACTGCCTTTGCCCGGCGTGAATTCCTGCGCGGGTATCCCCATCGCCCTGAACTCATATATAAGAGGCGCACCTGTGGCCTTCTTCTCTATTAATACCCCGTCAGGCTCCCACTCGCGGTAGTGCTCGAACGCCTTTTCCTTAAGCTCGATCCACTCCATACGCGCTTTAAAGCTATCTAATAGAATAATATTGGCCTGCCCATGATCCTCGTCGTTGTGCCAAATACCCCACGTGGTGCAAGCGCTATAGTCAGCCCGCGTGTTTTTCTCAAATGCCGTATCCCATGTCTGCAAGATGTACTCACACTGCGGCGGACGCTCGTTCTCCCATATCTTCCACCATTCCCGCTTAATAATTGCACTTGAATCGCTTGTTGGCTCCTGCTGATACTGTGCCATCCACTTACTATTTGGCAATTCAGTACGCAGGGCTTCAAGCTCATCCTTACTCCAAAACTCAGGCCACAACGGGTTGCCACTGGGCAAAATAGCCGGGAACTCAATCACTTCCCAGTCATCCCCACCCCGTGCAGCACTAGATTTAATCACCTGCCCAGTAAGATCGCGGAGTGACCAGCGAGTCATCACTATAACAATAGAGCCCCCCGGCTGGAGTCGCTGACGAGGCCCCGATGTATACCACTCGTACACCTTGTCGTAGATGTCAGGGTTCACCTGAGCCAGTGCGGCCTCTTGTTCTGAGTGCGGGTCGTCAATTATCAGTACATCAGCGCCTTTACCTGTCACCGCACCGCCCACACCGATAGCAAAGTAGTCGCCACCCTTGCTGGTATTCCACCGCCCTGCCGCTTTTGAGTCCGCAGACAGGGACAAACTGGGAAAAATGTTCCGATAAACCTCGGAATCCACCAAATTTCGCACTTTTCGACCGAAACCAACCGCTAATTCTGCTGTATGGGACGCCTGAATCACCTTTTTGTGAGGAAACTTGCCCAAAAACCATGCTGGCAGCAAGTATGAGGCGAATTCTGACTTGGTGTGCCGTGGTGGCATGTTGATGATGAGTCGTTTGCACTCTCCCCGAGCCACTCTTTCAAACGCTTCAGCCATTCGAGCATGATGTCTCCCTGCAATAAAGGTTGGCCAGACTGATTTAACAAACGGAATGAACTTTTTCTGCTGCAGTTCCTTCTGTTTCATTGCATCCAGCGCTTCTAACTCAAACAAAAGCTGCCGCCGCTCCTGTTCCGATAGCTTGGGCAGGATTTTTGGAAGGTCTTTTAGGGATACGGAGTCAATTATGTTCGTCATCGGCCTCCCCTAGCTGGTCTTCTAGGTGTGCCATGGCACGTGGTTCGTCGTCTGCCACGCCAAGCTCGATGTCTAAGCTGTCTGAAATGGGGGTTACGTCGATCACGTCACTATTAAGCAGTCTCTTAATTCTCTCTTTAATAGCTGACTCAAGGTCATCGGACGATTTGTGGTTGATTGTGATCTCGCTGCGCTCGGTGAAAAGGCCAATGTCGCTGTGCTTGCCTAGCAATTCCAAGGCTTTCAGTTCATACCGTGGGTCGCCACAGTTGGCAATCTCCATCAGCTTAGCCGTTATCGCGCTTCGCACTTCGTGCATATCCGCAGCGACTCTGTTCGCATACGTCTTCAGAAATAGATTGGCGGCAAAGGCAGTCTCGGGCCGCTTTAGTTCCTTACCCGCTTTACTGCGCTCGGATGCTTTGAACAGTGAGACCGTTTTGTCTATGTCGGCTGTGTCTATCTCAATAGGGGAACCGAGCTTCTCTAGTATTTCTGCGGTATTTGCGGCGACAACGACTTCATCCTGAAAAGTACTTAGCTCTTCAGGCGCGGTGTTATAGGGCACCGGGTGATCGTCAGTGGGGTCGATCTTAATCATAGCACCGCAGGGGTAATGGCGGGAGTGAGCGGAGCTTAGCACAAAAAATATATACCGGGGGTGTAGCGAAATCAAAATGATAAGGGGGGTGTTGCTGAGAAAAGTATAAGGCTTAGACCGTATAAATATGTATGGGGTGGGGGTAATAACTTATCAATGTAGGCAGGATAAGTTTAATGTTGTCAAA